GCGTTTCGCTCTTGTCCTCCTCCTGCTCCTCTGCGGTGTGGCCGCGGCCGACACCAGCTACAACGTCACCGCCCGCCGCGTGATCATCGGCTCGGCTCAGGCCGACGCTGACGAGATGGCCCGCACGGGCGTCTTGCGGCACTGCGGCCGCAACGGTGGCCGGCGAGAAGGGATCGGTTTCAGCACTGCCGGGCCTGACGAGGCATGCGCCAGCGCATGCTTCTGGAAAGAAGCCATGCGTGGCCGCTATCGCATCGTCGAGAAAGGCGTCGCATGGTCGCCGGTTCGTCGCGGATGGTTCGCCTGCATCCGCTACGAGTGACCAAATCTCAAGTCGCTGCGGCGCTTGAGTGCGGGGCGGCTCCGAAAGGGGCCGCCCCTGCTCTTGCGCTTGACAGCGTCTTGATTCTGGAGGCATGGCGATCACGTTCACAGTGCCCGGCGATCCAGTGCCGCAGCCACGTCCACGCATCACGACGCGCGGCGGCCACGGGCACGCCTACGTTCCGGCAAGCCACGCCATTCACGGATACCGGGCGTCGATCGCCGCGGCTGCTCGAGCGGCTGGTGCAACGCCAACGGATGCGTCGCCGCTCACACTCGTGGTGGATCTGGTGTTCGCTCGCCCGAAGTCGCACTTCCGCAAGAGCGGGTTGCGAGACGACGCACCCGTGCTGCCGCGTGCCGACTGCTCCAACTGTTTGAAGGGCATCGAAGACGCACTGAACGGTGTCGCGTGGGTTGACGATTCGCAACTCGGAAAAGTCTGCGTCGAAAAAAGCTACGGCCCGGAGGCACGGACTACCGTGCGGATCTCATGAACCTCGTCACCTACGCCTTTCCATCGGTCGGTATGCCAACGGGCGTGATTCACGTCGGAGGGTTCGACGGCAATGAGGAGCAGTGGTATCGGCAGTGGAACGCGAAGAGCGTGTGGTTTGAGCCGTTGCCAGCCAAGTGCAGGGAGATGCAGGCCAAGGGACTCGACGCCCGTCAGTTCGCCATCGGTTCGGCAGCTGGCACCGCGCGACTGCACCTCAGCAAGAGCCTTCAGTGCTGCTCACTGCTAGAGCCGAGCGGGCATCTTGAGCAGTATCCAGAGTTTCCGTTTTCCGGTGACATCGACGTTGAGGTGCGGACGCTGGATTCATTCGCGCTCACCGGGTTCGACATGCTCGTCATCGACGCGCAGGGCTACGAGCTCCAAGTGCTCAAAGGCGCAGAGCAGACGCTGCGGCACATGAAGATCATCTACTGCGAGGTGGCGATCATCGACCTCTATCAAGGTGGTGCGTTGTTCCACGCGATTCATGCTCACCTGTCTCGTGAGTGGCAGTTCATCGGCATGGATTTCGTTGACGGCATCGCAAAGGGTTGGGGCGACGCGCTCTTCGTCCGCAAATGAAAGTCGTCGTGATCATCGCCGGGCAGATGCGAACCGCGGAGCATTGCGCTCCAGGCATCAGAGCGATCTATCCCGATGCATCATTTGTGGTACACGCACCGCTGGACGAGAACGCTGAAAAGGCGTTCCTGTTTTGCCCCTCGGTCACGCTGATTGAGCCGCAGCCAGAGTTGCCGGAGCGGCACCAGTACACGCTGCAGGTGGGTCGCGGGTGCAACGGAGTACAACGCAACCTGCGGCAGTTGTGGGGCAACCAGCGGGCGTGGAAGGCGTTCGAGATGTCGGGCCTCGAGGCCGACGTGATCGTCAGGTGCCGGCCTGACCTCCTGTTCTACCGGCCGCCTGAGCCGCCAGAGCCAGACGAGTTTCTGCACGTTCCGACTCACAGCAATTTCTGGGGGCTCAACGACCGCTTCGCGTGGGGATCTCCGGCCATCATGCGGAAATACTTCAACCGCCTCGACCGGCTGGATGAATACATCGACGCGGGCGGGATCTTCCACGCTGAATCGTTTCTCGGCTGGGCCATGGCTGGCGTCCGCGTCAGCCGCAGCCAAGCGATTCACGCCAGCCTGCGAGGGGACGGCACGGTAGATGAGCCGATATGGAGCGACCACTGGGGGGACGGCCAATGCCCACGGCAATCGTGATGACTCTGTGCCATCGTCCGCTCTACACCCGGCGTGTGCTCGACGCGCTGGCCGCCTGCGACGGCGTCGAGCAGCTGCCCGTCATCCTCATGTGTGAGCCGGTGAGCGAAGAAGTCGTTGACCTGGCCGTCGCATTCGGCCGCCGGCCGGGCATCAAGGCCACGGTGATGCGGCATGACCAAAAGGTTGGGTGCAACGTCAACACGTTCCTCGCACTGCAGGCGGGGTTTGCTGAAGCCGACCGCGTCATCGCACTGGAGGATGACACCGTTCCCGCTCGCGACTTTCTGCGATTCGCTCAGTGGGGGCTCGATACCTACATGGATGACGCCACGGTGTTTTCCGTCTGCGGCTACCAGCGGACGCCGCCATCAGAGTTGCATTACCGGGAAGCCGTGGTCCGCGAGGCGTGGTTCACGCCGTGGGGCTGGGCCACGTGGCGCGATCGCTGGGAAAGCATCTGCGAAGCGTGGCCGCACGATGACCGGCAGATTTCGTGGGATACGGTGATCGACAAAGCTACCCGGCGGGACCGCTGCGAAGTGCGCCCGCTGGTCGCTCGCATCCAGAACATCGGCGGCGAACTTGGCACGCACGTGCCTTCTCCGATCTGGCACTCGGCGCACCACGCCAACCCAAACTGGATCGAGACGACGGTCGGCCCAGATATCGCAGCGTGGCAGGAGGTTGACGCCACGGTGACAACAGCATTGAGGTCGCACCACCCATGCTGAGACTCGCCAGCTACTACACGCCGTCCCATGCCGATATGTTCCGGCGGTTCGTCCTGCCGGGGGCATCGGCGTTTTCGGAGACTCGCATTCTGCGGTGTGAGCAGACGTGCCCGAGCGGGTCATTCAAGCAGCCCGGTTGGAACGCCTGCATGTTGGACAAGCTGCGGGCGCTGATGTCGCTGCCGATGGACGGGATGCCGACACTCTACGTTGACGCCGATGTCGTGCTGCTCCCCGGTATGCACCGCTGGGCCTCGCTGATCGGCGACTCGCTGGGCACGCAGGACGTTGCGTTCAGCGACGATGCGATTCAGTGGTGCTGCGGCGTCATGCTGTTCCGCTCGACGCCAGAGGTTCGCGAGTTTTGGAACGTCGTCTGGCACCTGGCGAACGCCTGGAACATCCCTGACCAAGACGTAATTCATTCGCTGCGGAGCCAAGCCGAACAGCGACGCGGGTTCCTGCCGGTGCAGCCGCACATTCTCGACCCGAACGTGGTCTGCAACTGGGCCACGGTCAACGCTCCGACAGTGCCGGCACCGTGGGACGGCGAGCCGATCGAGGTGCCAGAGTCGTGCATGGCGTGGCACGCGAACTTCACGGTCGGCGTTGAGCGAAAGACCGCAATGTTGGAGGCGGTGGCACATGGCCGGCAACACTGCGACGATTGACCGCCGCACGCTTGAGCGACAATGGCACGCCTACCTGCCGATGGGGGCGATCTGCCAGCACTGGACCGTCACGGTTCACCAACTGATTCGCCTGCGGGAGGTGTGGGGGCTGCCGCCGCGCAACGACCGCAAGCTGCGGCATAAGCCCTCTCGCGACGACCGGATTCTCGACCCGCCTCCGGCCGAGTTGGCAGCGAGCGAAAACAGTCTCGCTCTGGCGCCGCTCGTGGCACAGCGGGCGACCACGGTTCAGGCGACTTGGAGCGACGAAACGCGACGCGACAGGCTGGCGACAAAGCAGACCGGGTTCAGCCTCGGCCGAGTTGCAATCGACAGCGACACGATGCGAGCACTCGAAGCGGGCGACTCTGGAGGACTCTATGCCGACTGACGATGTCTACCGCCGCGTGGTTGTGGAGTTCGGGCTCCAGTACGTCTACATCTACCTAGCCGACCAGAACGGGAAGGTTGTTGAGGACGAGTCTTTCAAGCAGCCCTACCGCCTGGAGCGGAAGGAATCGGCAGAGGAAGCCAAGGAATTGTTCGCCGCGATCTATGACCTGCTGAACGAGAGCATCAACTTCCCAACTGCGGGGAATTGAAACTTGCATGGTAGACCGGAGATACCCCCGGAGTACCGACCATGGCAACGGCAGAGCAGTTCGGCGCGACGCCCGACGAAATCCAGCAGTACGGTGCCAACCTCTCCATCTGGGAGGCGCTCAAACTCTTGCAGCGGTACGCGCCGCTCGTGGGCTACGCTCGCGATTTTGTCACGGCACTGGACCCGTACAAAAAAGCGCTGATCGTGTCCGATGCCTGTGAGTGGGTCGCGTCGCAGACGCAGGCCAAGGCTGACGACCAGCTGGTGCGGCACCTGGCGGAAGTGCTCAAAACCAAGGAGGGCGAGGCCCTCGTTCGGTGGTGCTTGCTGCAGGTGGAGGCCGCGCGGTGAATGACAGCATACGCATCGTTGCCGTCGCTCTTGCGGCGGCTCTACTCGCTGCTCCCTACTGGGCACAAATCCAAGCCGCAGCGCGTCGTGCGTTGGAAGCCGGAGTGGAAAACGCTTGGACCATCGCACGGGTCGCCGCCGCCGGCCTCTTGATTGCAGCGGCATGGGGGAAAATCCCGCTGCCGGCGATGTCACAGCCGTCAGTCACTGTCACGGTCGAGACTCCGAGCGATGCCATGCAGGCCACGGTTGCACCGATTGCCGCTGTGATGAAGGGCGCGAACCCGGTGGACCGTGCCTTGTGGGCACAGTTGTGGACGAAGGCCGCGGTGGTCGTCGCCGGCGATGCCGTCAGCACCGAGGTGGTGTTCACCGACACCAAGTCTTTGCGGGCGTTCACGACGCTGGCCCTCGAGTTGGCATGGCGGCGGATCGGCAACAACCAGCCGGGCAAGTACGCCGGCCTGCGAGAGGCGACAGAAAAGGCATTTGCCGAGGTGCTGGGGCTGAACGAAGTTCCGGTCACCAAAGACGTTCGCAGCCGGTACGCCGAACTGTGCAAGGCGATTGCGTGGGCCGGCGTCAACGGAGGCTGACGCATGGCCGACTTTCTTCCGTTGATGGGCTACACGCCGAACCCGCGGGCTACTGCGGAGTTTCTGGCTACGCTGCCGCGGCCGACTCTTGCCCAGGCTGGGCCGGATCTTGTGCTGGATGAAAGCAAGGACGTTTTTCTAGGCCAGTACCTACTGGACGTTGCCCCAGGCTGGAAGCGTGGCTCGCAAAAAATCGGCAGCTGCGTGGGCTGGGGGTTCGCATTGTCATGCGACATCCTCGCCGCGTGCGACATCGCCCTGCGTGGTGAGTCTGAAACGTACGGCGGGCGGGTGCTCGAAGCCAGCATCTATGCGTTCTCCCGCGTCGAGGTTCGCGGCTCGCGAAACTTGGGTGGCGACGGCTCCTACGGTGGCGCTGCGGCTAAGGCTGTCACGAAGTACGGCACGCTGCACTACGGCATCGACTACGGCAACGGCGACCGCTTCGACGACAACAGCGGCTCGCGTGAGAAAGAATGGGGGCGCGACGGCGTGCCTGATCGGCTGGAACCGTTTGCTGCGAAGCACAAGGTCAGCACGGTGGCGCTAGTGACGACGTTCGAGGACACGGCACGGGCGATTCAGAATGGCTATCCCGTGGCTCTGTGCAGCGGCATGGGATTTTCTATGACGCTTCGTGATGGCTACATGACACCGATGGGCTCTTGGGCTCACTGCCAAATGGCGGCTGCGGTGAAGTGGGAGCCAGAACCTGCGATCTTGGTCGTGAACAGTTGGGGCGACTGCTATTCGGGGACGTTCGACACAAAACTCCCACCGCAGTTTCAGCGGTCGGCGGGTTGGGTGAAGGCGAAAGACTTCACCCGAATGATCGGGCCTGGCGAAGACTCATTTGCCCTGTCGGGCTACGCGGGCTTCCCGCCTCGCACCTTGCCGAACTGGACCGGAGGTGCCCTGTGAGGTGGATCGTCGTGTTTTCCCTGACGCTTGCGGGATGCGTTGCGTCCCTTCCTCGAGACGATGGCATCACGGCGGATCTCGCCTGCGAGGCGGCCCGTGAGATTGTCCGCGTCAGGCAGACCATTCGACCGACGCCAAAGAACGTTTGCCAGAACTGCGACGGCACCGGCAAGGTTGGTGACGGCCGCATCGTGATGACGTGCCCCGTATGCAAAGGAACGGGAAAGCCATGACACTCGACGACCTGAAAACCGTCGCCTGGTCGTCCCTGCCGCCAATCCGAAAGCGGCTTGTCGGGCGATCCACGGTCGATGACCTCCTGACATGCGCCATTCACAACTGGGAAGGCGAGTACCTCGCGGCGTGTGCCGACAACCAGCAGCGGCAGGTCTACGTCACGGGGATCTTGCAGGCCGTGAAGCGTGCGCACCAACCAATCAGCGGCTACGAAAGCCAAGAGTACGGATTCATTTGGGTGTTCATCCTGCAGGCCGTGGCGACGGCGTTGATCCAGTGGCTGGTCGAGTGGTGGCTGAAGAACCGCGCCAACCGGGTTCTGATGGAGGGATGGAAACGGGAGATGGCGGCATGACCAAGGAAGAAATGGGCAGCACCTTGCACGCAATCATTGAGCGGTGGGGCTTCCCGGTCCTCGTGGCAGTTGCGGCAGGCTGGATACTCAGGAACGACGTGCTTCTGCCTCTGGTCGAAGAGCACCGGGCATTCGTCAAGCAACTGGGCGAGACACAGCGGGACATTTCGCAGGCACTGACAGAGCAGACGCGGCTGCTCTATGCACTGCAGCCGCGGCACTCAACGGCGGAACCCACGAAGGCGAAACCAAATGGCGAACTATGAGCAGCTGCCCGGCGTTTTGAATCTGGCATTTCGGAGAGCTGACGAAGTCAGCACCGAAATCGACTTCTCGCCCATCAGCCTGACGGCGTACACGATGGCAGCGACGATTTCGTCATTGGTAGGCAGCGGCACGGTGGCGTCGATCGCAACGACGATGGTGGACGCCGCAGCTGGTCGCGTGAACATTGGCCTCACTGACGAGCAGACGGCAACGCTGCCTCTCGGCACATATCGCTGGGAAATGACGGCCGATGACGGCGTCGCCCGACGCACGTATTTGGTAGGCATGGTGGAGGTGAGCGGCTGATGGCGATATCTGTCACCACCACAAACGAAACGATCACGGCGGCTGTCACCGACGAAAAGGTGACGGCTACGGTGTCGCCTGGGTCTGCGGTGTCTGCCACCGTGACGGCCGGATTCGGCGCGACAGGCCCGGCCGGCGCGCCAGGTGCGACGACCTGGAACGACATCGCAGGCAAGCCGGCGACGTTCCCGCCGGCCACGCATCAGCACGTTGTTGGCGATGTCACTGGATTGCAGGCGGCGTTGGATGGCAAGCAGGTGGCCGGCAGCTACGCCGCCGCGGTTCACTCTCACGGCATCAGCGACGTTACGGGCCTTCAAACGGCCCTTGACGGCAAGGCGGCCACAAGCCACGGCCACGCTATCGCGGACGTTACCGGGTTGCAGTCCGCGCTGGACGGCAAGCAGGCAAGCGGCTCATATGCCGCTGCGGTCCACGCTCATTCGTGGTCGGACATCACGAGCGGCGTGCCGTCTACGTTTGCGCCGCCGGTCGCCACGAGCAGCGTCCTAGGCGGAGTTAAGCAAGGCTCAAATGTCACGATCGGAGTAGACGGGACGATCAGTGTCGCGGCTCCGTTCTCAGGATCATACAGCGACCTCACGGGCCGACCGACTCTCGGCAGCGCAGCCGCAGCCGCATCGACTGATTTCGCGGCGGCATCTCATGCCCACGGCAGCATCACGAACGCCGGGGCAATCGGCTCGACCAGCGGGCTGATTGTCGTGACGACGACGGCTGGCGCGTTGACAACGGCAGCGTCGATATCAACCTCACAGATCACTGGTCTTGGCACTCTGGCGACGCAGAGCGGGACGTTCTCGGGAACGTCGAGCGGCACGAATACCGGCGACCAGACGATCACGCTCACGGGCGACGTGACAGGCAGCGGCACGGGGTCGTTCGCCGCTACGCTGGCAAGCACGGGCGTATCGGCAGGGACATACACCAGCGTCACAGTTGACGCGAAGGGTCGCGTCACGGCTGGCAGTTCGCCGGCAGTGGCCTACTCGGCACTGTCTGGCGTCCCTTCGACGTTCGTGCCATCTGCCCACACGCATCCGCTTTCCGAACTGTCGCAAAGCGGAGCAACCACCAACCAAGTGCCGCAGTGGAACGGCTCGGCGTGGGTGCCGGCGACAGTCAGTAGCGGGTCATCATCGGCCTCCGACCTCACATCCGGCACGCTCGCCGACGCTCGACTCTCCGACAAAGCACGCGCCGCCGCAAACGTTTACCTCTGGAGCAATTTCCGATAATGGCAACAAACCCAAACTTTGCCGCAACCCCTCGCATAGCAACGGCAATCGTTTCGACTGCTGAGACGAACTACCAGACGATCACCAACTTTCAGACATTGATTTCCGGCGCATCGACCGGCACTCGAGTCGCGGAGGTTGTCTGCAAGGCGGCTGGCACGTCAGCAGTCGGGATCATCAGGCTGTACAACTACGACTCGGTGACGAACATCCTCGTGGACGAGGTGACGATATCTGCAGCTGCGTCTGGTAACACTGTCGCCAGCACCCGAGTCAGCACGACCTACAACAACTGGATTCTGCCTAACACGGCGCATTCCATTCGCGTGACCACGACAATAGCGCAACCGATCCACGTCACGGCATTCGGGGCCGACTTGTGAACCAAGGCATCTACGGACTCGGCGCGGCGACCGCGGCAGGAGGACCGTTCGGGCTGAACGGCGTTCCGGCACCGGCGACGGTGCGGGTTCTCGTCGTGGCTGGCGGCGGCGGCGGCGGTGGGGCATTTCGCCCCGCGGGCGGTGGAGGAGCCGGCGGCATGTGGGAGCAGACGATTAGCATTACGCCGGGATTAGCATATAGCGTAGTTGTCGGCGCAGGCGGCGCGGCGACAGTATCGCAAGGATCGCTCGGCGGTTACTCGCTGTTTGGTCCGCTGATTGCTCTAGGAGGGGCCGGAGGGACTAGCGGGACTCTAGGCAACACAGGCGCGAGCGGCGGCGGTGCGGTCGCCTCGGTCGCAACTTCGGCAAACGCGTTGAATACACTTCCGGGGCAGGGAAATACGGGTGGTGCCGGTTCCCTCGGCAATCATGGCGGCGGCGGCGGCGGTGCTGGTGCTAGCGGCGGCGCGGGGAGTGGATCGGCGGGAAACTTTTTTTCCGGCGTTGGCGGGGCTGGGAGATCGTCCACGGTGCCAGTAACGCCGACCGTCTACGCGAGCGGCGGATCGGGAGGCGGCGGACCCAGCACGACTCGCGGCGCGGCACCGAGTGCAGGCGGCGGCGGTGCTGGAGCAGTCAACGGATCGACAGCCGGCGAGGCTGGCGGGCCGAACACGGGCGGCGGCGGAGGCGGTGGGGCCACGACGGCCGGGGCGGCCGGCGCCGGCGGATCGGGCGTCGTCATCCTGCGATTCAATTCGCTCGTGCAGATTCAGCTCAGCTCGGGCCTGACCGCCACACGGGAGAGCAGCGGCGGCGACACGATCGTAACGATCACGGCAGGCACTGGCACAGTCACGTTCTCGTGAGGTAGCCGAATGGCACACTACGCATTTCTTGACGAGCAGAACGTCGTTGTTGAGGTCATCGTCGGCAACGACGAAGGCGAGGGCACCGACTGGGAGTCCTACTACGCTGCGGTCCGCGGCCTGCCATGCAAGCGGACAAGCTACAACACGCGCAACGGCGTGCACCTCTACGGCGGCAAACCATACCGCGGCACCTACGCCGGGATCGGCTACACGTTTGACGCGAGCCGCGGACCCGATGGCGAGTTCGTCCCGCCGCAGGAGCAGGTGTGATGCCGACTAGGATACCTACGCACAAGCCGCCACAACTCAGGAGCGCGTCAGTCGCAGATGCGTTCCGGCCCAATGCGTACCGGATGGGGTATACGGACAAACGACATAGGGCTTGGCGACTCGCTGTCCTGACTAGAGACAGTTGGCAGTGCCGGGCTTGTGGCCGCATCTGCTCAAGCAAGGCCGAGGCCCACGCCGACCATGTCTCGCCTGTGGTGCATGGCACGGAACACTGCCGAGACGGACGTAGCAGATACGACGTGACGGCAGGTCAGTGCCTGTGCCATAGTTGCCATTCGCAGAAGACGCGAGCGGAGAACCGCTAGGAAAACCAACTGTACAGTGTACACTAGCGCCACCCACAGGAGGTGGCTGATGGCGTGTCAGAGGTGCGGGTCAGGCTGGGTCACGAAGAAGGGCAAGGATAAGGTTTCCTGCCCTGAGTGCTGCAAGCAGCAGCGAGCAAAGGCGCTACGGCAAGGACGGCTGCCGGCCTCAGAGCACCGTTCTTGCCAGCGTTGCGGCGCGTCGTTTGAGGCCGTTGGCGGGAACGCTATTCGGCACGGCAAGCACTGCGACCAGTGCAAAGCGGAGGCTCGCAAGGAGTGGGTCGCCAACTACAAGGATGAGATCAAGACGGGCGTGCGAACGCCGGAAAAGAAAGGCACGCCATCAAGGCGGCCCGAGCGCACCTGCGAGATGTGCGGCAAGAAGCTGAAGCCACCCAACCAGCACAAGTATTGCAGCAACAAGTGTTTCGTCGATGCACGCAAGGCAGGCCAACAGCAGTGGGACCGCCGCGGGCAGCTGGAATCGGTGTGGCATCGTGGAGGACGCTGGGCCAATGCCCCATCAAAGAAGATTGTTGGCGAGATGGAGCACAACTTCCAGAAGTTTGTGCGTGACATGAACTCGTTTCGGTTGATCCGCGAGGCGAGGTCATTCATGTATCGCGCACTCTACCCGGTCGTGTACATTGGCGATGATGAGTGCAAGGTGTGCGGCGTGAAGATACAGATGGGCAGGAAAGGCTACTGCTCGGTCAAGTGCATGCAGCAGCACGAAGTGCAGATGCCGTGCCGTAGGTGCGGCGGCCTGGCGATCGCAAAGGCTGGCAGGAAGTCTGCGGTCTGCGTCTCATGCAAAGAAAGAGTCGCCAGGCTGGCGAAGCAAAGGTGTGGACGCAACCACAGGCAGCGTGCTCGGCATCACGGCGTGAAGTATGTTGCGTTCCCGGTGCGATCCATCTACGAACGCGATGGATATAAGTGCCAGTTGTGCGGCAAGCAGGTGTTGAGCAAGGCGGCATATCGAAAGCGAGATGGGAAGATTCATCAGCGGTCGCCGACCATCGACCACATCGTGCCAATGTGCAAGGGCGGCAACCATGAGCCGGAGAACTGCCAGACCGCTTGCTTCATATGTAACAGTAGGAAGAGTGGCAAAGGTGGCGGTCAGACTCGGCTGGCCCTCATGTAGCGACCCCCCCTAGGCAGGGCGGGGGTCAGAGCGCCCTGCACGTCTGTGGAAAATCGTTCGTTCCAACGTGCATACGCTTGGCTGAAATTGGGAGTTTGAACTTTCCCGTGGGAAAAGGCCGCAAACCGACGCCGAAGGCGATACTCGCAATGCGGGGCTCCCGCGTCCGCGGTCCGCACAAACGCGGCGTCGATGTCGCCCCTGGAATTCCGCCGGCACCGGATTGGATGTGCGACATCGCGCGTGCCGAGTGGGACCGGATCGTCCCGATGCTCGAAGCCAGCAGGGTGATGAGCCCGCGACATCAGCAGACGCTTGCCGGCTACTGCGACTCGTTCGCTGATATGGTCCAGGCCGACGCCGAACTGCGGGCCAATGGCACGACGTTGATGGACGACAAGGGTAGGGTGAGTAATCACCCTGCATGGTTGCGGAAGCGCGACGCTCGGAATCAGATGCTCAAGTTCGCGGCCGAGTTTGGGCTGACCGCTTCGGCCCTCGCGAGGGTGTCGGCAGTTGAAGAATCCCCGAACAAAACAGACGACGACGCCAGAATGTTCGCCTGAGTCTCCAGGCGAAATCGCGGTGCGGTTCTTCGAGGAGAACCTGACGCACGCGAAAGGCGAATTGGGCGGCAAGCCGTTCCTGCTTGAGGAGTGGCAAAAGGCATACGTGCGGAAACTTTTCGGGACGCTGCGGCCCGACAAGACCCGCAAGTATCGCACTTCCCTGCTTGCCATCCCGCGCAAGAACGGGAAGTCGAGCCTGTGCGCCGGCATCGCGCTGAAGCTCATGTTCGACGGCGAACCCGGTGCGGAAATATACTCATGTGCCGCCGATCGCGACCAGGCGAGGCTCGTGTTTGAGATGGCAAAAGTCTGCGTCGAAAACTCGCCAAAACTTCGCGGCAGGCTCCGCGTCTTCCGCAACAGCATCGTGCGGGAGGACACGCACACCACGTACAAGGCGCTGTCAGCCGAGGCTTTCACAAAGCACGGACTCAACGCTCACGGCGTGATCTTTGACGAACTGCACGCCCAGCCGAACCGTGAACTGGTGGACGTGATGGCGACCAGCATGGGCGCGAGGCGGCAGCCGCTGTTGGTCTACATCACCACCGCGGGCTATGACCGCCGCAGCGTCTGCTGGGAAATCTGGAAGTACGCCGAGGCCGTCGCCAGCGGAGCCGTGAAAGACCCTTCGTTCCTGCCGGCAATCTACGCCGCCGCGATCAACGCCGACTGGAAGGACGAAAAGGTATGGGCGAAGGCCAACCCGAACCTAGGCGTTTCGGTGAAGCTCGACTTTCTGCGGACCGAGTGTCAGCGGGCGATTGAGTTGCCCGCCTACGAAAACACGTTCCGGCAGTTGTACCTCAACCAGTGGACGGAGCAGGACGTTCGGTGGCTGCGGAATGACCAGTGGGCATCGGGCAATTCGGCCTGCCCGGTGTCGCTCGCCGGCAGGGAGTGCTGGGCCGGGCTCGACCTGGCGACCACGTATGACACGACCGCCTTGGTGCTCGTGTTTCCGCTTGAGGAGGGCCGCTACTGGGTGCAGCCACACTTCTGGATTCCCGAGGAGAACATGCGCGACCGGGTGCGGCGTGACAAGGTGCCGTATGACGTGTGGGCGAAGCAGGGGCACCTGACGCTGACGCCGGGCAACGTCACCGACTTCGACAAAGTGCGGGCAGACATCAACGAAATCTCCAAGCGTTACGTCATCAAGCAGGTCGCCATTGACCGCTGGAACGCGACGCAGCTGGCGAACCAACTGCAAGGGGACGGGCTTTCAGTGGTAGGTTTTGGACAGGGCTATGGAACCATCAGCCCGGCCGCGAAGCAACTCGAGTCGGCTGTCGTTTCGGGCAAATTGCTGCACGGCGGGCATCCGGTTCTGGCGTGGCAGGCTGGCAACGTGGCGATTCAGCGGGACCACAACGGAAACATCAAGCCGAGCAAGGCCAAGAGCACCGAACGGATTGACGGAATCGTGGCGCTGGTCATGGCTATGGGCATCCACGTGTCGCAGGAAATCAAAGGCCCAGCCACAGAACCCTCCATCCTGCTCATATGATCGCTCCGAACTCACGCATCCTGTGGCTCCCCGGCGCTGACGAGCGGCATTGGGATTTTGAGTCTGGCTCGTTTGGCGGGCGCGGTAACGCTGCCGGCGTGCGAATCGATCCTGAAACGGCGTTGCGTTCGACGGTCGTGCTGGCGTGCGTTCGCGTCCTGTCGTCGAGCGTGGCCGGGCTGCCCCTGCACCTCTACCGGCGGTTGCCGGATGGCGGCAAGGAACTCGCCCGCGAGAACCCGCTGTATCGCGTCCTGCATGACACGCCAAACTCGTGGCAGACCAGCTACGAGTGGCGTGAGCAGTTGATGCTCCACCTGCTTACGCACGGGCAGGCGTTCGTGGAAATCGGCGGGGCCGGGGAGCAGACGCAGTTGGTGGTGCTCCACCCATCGCGGATGAAGGTAGACCGCGTCGAGAATGGCCGGCTGCGGTACACGTATCGCGAGGCTTCGGGGCAAAGCACCGTCTACGCTCAAGACGCGATCATGATGCTTCGATGGCTGTCTGATGACGGCGTCAACGGATTGGTTCCGGTGGAGTTGGCGAAGGATGCGATCGGGCTTTCGCGAGCGTGCGAAATCCACGGAGCGGCGTTCTTCGGCAATGGTGCCCGGCCTGGCGTGGTGCTGTCCACCGATCAGATGCTGTCGCCTGAAACGGCCGAGAACACGCGCAACCAGTGGGAGCGTGCCCACCGTGGACCTGACCGGGCGCACCGGACTGCGGTCCTGCAAGGCGGACTGAAGGTCAACGAACTCGGTGGCAACAATCAAGAGGCTCAGTTCCTCGAGGCCCGCCGGTTTCAAGTCGAGGAAGTGTGCCGCATCTACGGCGTGCCGCCGCACCTTGTAGGCGACCTGTCCCGCAGTTCGTATTCAAACATTGAGCAGCAGTCGCTGGACTACCTCCAGAACGGCTTGATGCCGTGGCTGCGCCGCATCGAGTCTGCCATCAGTCGCGATCTGATTGCGGATGGCGACCTGTTCGCGGAGTTTGACACGCGCGGTGCGTTGCGGGCTGACGCTGCCGGCCGGGCGGCGTACTACTCGCAAATGGCAACGCTCGGAGTTCTGAGCGTCAACGACATCCGATCCGCCGAAAACATGAACCCCGTCGAGGGTGGTGACGAGCGGTTCGTGCAGCTGAACATGACCACGCTGACGAAGGCGGCAGCCCAGCCGGAGCCGTCGCCTGCTACCGTGGTCGAGGAGATCGTGATGGACGAGGCCGCCCCGGCTCCCGAGGCGGTCGAAGTGGACGCTGGCCCGCAGATCGCGGACGTGTCGCTCAACGGGGCACAGGTTTCGAGCCTCTTGGAGATCGTCGCGCAGTACAACGCCGGGCTGCTCAACGAGCAGGGCGCGAAAGCGATCATCGCTGCAGCGTTCCCCGGCGTTCCGCCTGCAACAGTGAACGCCATCATCGCTGGCACGAGCACCACGCCGGTAGTGATGCCAGAGCGACCAGGGCAGCGAGATGCCGAGCCGACCGTGGTTGCCGAGGCTCCCCCCTTGGAAACCGCCTCGCGTGCCGCCCCCGGCAGCGTCGCGGAAGGCGACTTCGTTTCGTGGGATTCTTCAGGCGGGCGTGCTCGCGGCCGGATCGATCATGTGATGGACTACGGCACACTCGACATCCCCGGCACCGACTTCAAGATCGACGCGACCGAGGAAGATCCGGCCGCACTTATCACGCTCTACGAAGAAGTGGCCGGCGGGTGGCGTGCAACCGAGACGCAAGTCGGGCACAAGGTGGCGACGCTCACGAAGATCGACCCGCTGCCTGAGCCTCCGGCGGTCGAGGAGAACGCCTACGGCAAGCCGAAGCAAAAGCCTGCAAAGCGAGACTGTGGCACGGGGTCGGGTGGCTTCAAGCCCGGCAATAAGTGTGCGCCGGGCGGAAGCGGCGGCGGAGATTCTGACGGGGGCTCGTCTGGCGATGGCGGCGGATCAGATAGCGGATCTTCAGGAGGTGGCGGTGAGGCGACGCCGGAAGTGAAGGCTTGGGCCGAGAAGAAGTTTGACACCCAAGAGCAGGCCGAGGCATTCACGAAGTGGTTTGGCGACTCCAAGGTCGTGAGCGAAAGCGGTGAACCCTTGATTGTGTACCACGGAACAGGCTCAGACTTTGATGAGTTCAAGCCCTCTGCAAAGGGAATGCTCGGCCCTGGAATCTACGCGTCGGCAGACAAAGGCGACTACGGCCCGTACTCCCCGTATGCAGGCAAGGACAATGCTCGCGTAGTGCCGCTCTACATGACCATTCGGAATCCGCACTACGCGATTGCTGGAGACACGAAAACATTCGACGCACCCCCGGGGCATGATGGAACAATCTTGATTGACCGCAGGACAAAAAAAATCCTATGGGCTGTTGCGCAGACGCCTACATCAGTCAAGTCAGCAACCGGAAACAGCGGCACATTTGACCCCGATGACCCGAAGATCACGCGATCGAAGCGGAAGGGGCGGAAGCGTGGCTAAGTTCGACCACATCGACTTCACGCCCCCGGCAGGCGTGCGGAGCGAGGCACAGAAGGGGCTTGATTGGCGAAGCGAGTACGGCCGAGGCGGCACGGCAGTCGGCGTGGCCCGCGCTCGCGACCTGAGCAACGGAGTGACGATCAGCCCAGAGACGGCACGCCGAATGAAGGCGTACTTCGACAGGCACGAGATCGACAAGCAAGGCAAGGGCTGGAGCCCAGGCGAAGACGGGTTTCCGAGTAACGGGCGTATAGCCTGGGCGCTATGGGGCTCAGATCCCGGCTGGGCTTGGAGTCGCAAACTGGTTGAACAAATGAACGCCGCAGACGAGGAGGGCAGGAGCATCATGGGCAACATCGAACGCAGGGCACTGGCGATTGACGAAGTGGAGTCGGCGGTGCCGCTCCTGGCGGTTGAGAGCCGCAGTGAAGACGGCACCGATCGCCAGTGGATCGTCGGTTATGCGGCGAAGTTCGGCGTCAACTCGCTGGAGTTGGAAGGCCAATTCGTTGAGCGGCTCGACCCCGGCGCCTTCGGCATCGTCGCGGAGCGTCGTGGCCGCAAGCGTCCGCTTGAGACGCGGGCATTGTGGAACCACGACCCGAACTATCCGCTCGCCCGGTTCCCCGGCACGCTGCGGATGCACGTGGACGAGGTTGGCCTGCGGTATGAGTTCCCCGTGCCCGACACGTCCTACGGTCGCGATCTCGCCGCCAACATCGAAGCGGGGATCGTGCGTGGTTCGTCGTTCTCGTTCCAGGTGGCCCCCGGTGGTGAAGCCTGGAGCGTCGAGGACGGCCGAAGCATCCGCACCGTGACGAAGATTGACTCGCTGATTGACGTGGGTCCGGTGACGTTCCCTGCGTACCCGGACGCTGACGTGAAGGTCGCCCAGCGGTCTTACGATCAGTACCTCCAGCGTCAGGCGTTCATCGTCGCGAAGCACACGGGGACCATCGGGCGGATCAGCGAAATCAAAGAGTTCCTGAGGCAGCATGGCCGCTAGTGGCGATTCGTGCCCGCGATGCCGTGCCGGCCGGTTGGCCGTGGCGTCGTCGCAGCGGTCTGGCGAATACCAGACCCGCTATCTGCGGTGCTGCCGGTGTGGCAACACCGACAAGCAGATCATCCACGGCACCGTGATCAGACGAAAGTCGTTTACTGCCGACCGTGCGTAACTGCATGGTTTCAAGGTGCGCCCCGTAGTTTCGGGATAGACGGCGACTGACGCCGCAGCCCGAACACAGGAGCCCACACCGTGGACAAGATCAAGGCACTGCTCGACGAACTGGCCGCTGTTGTCGCTGAAATGTCCGCGATGACTGAGGACGCCCCCGAGGGCGAAGAGGCCGCCGCTCCGATGTCTGAGGAGCAAGAGGCGTCCCTGCGTTCGCTTGAGACTCGCGCCGACAAGCTCCGCGAGCGGATCGAGTTCCTGACCCGCGTGCAGGCCAAGGAAGTCGAACTGCGTGCCGTGCTGGAGCGCGGTGCCCCGGCCAAGAAGATCGAGACTGTCACCCCCGAGGAGGCTCCCGCCGTGGAAAGCCGCAAGATTTTCGCCGTGCCCGCGTCGCATCGCCCCCTCAAGGGCTTCAAGAACGAAGAGCGTGCCTATCGTGCCGGCATGAGCATCAAGGCTTCGCTGCTGGGTGACGAGGAGGCCCGTCGGTGGTGCCTTGATCACGGCGTCGAAAGCCGTGCCCAGGCTGGCGGCATCAACTCGCTCGGCGGTGTCCTGACCAATCCCGAACTGTCCAGCGAGATCATCCGGCTCGTTGAGGAGTTCGGCGCGTTCCCGGCCAACGCTCGCACGGTCACGATGAACAGCGACACGCTGCTGATCGCCCGCCGCGTCGGTGGCCTGTCGGCAAAGCCGATCGGCGAGAACGCTGCCCCCGATTCGACGAACGTCACTTTCGACAACGTGCAGCTGGTCGCGAAGCTGTGGGGCGTGGACAACCGCGTTCCGATGTCGCTGGTCGAGGACTCGGTCATCGACCTTGCGGACGCGATGGCGGTCGAGGTGGCTCAGGCGTTTGCCGAAGCCTTCGACAACAGCGGCTTCATCGGGACCGGCAACGGTGGCAACTACCACGGCACCACGGGTGTCGCGGTCGCCATCAACGACGGCACCCACTCGGCCAGCATCTATCAGGCGACTTCCAGCCGCGACCAGTTTGAGGAGCTGCTCCTGGCGGACTTCTCCAACACGGTGGCCAAGCTGCCGCTGTACGCCCGGCGGAATGCCAAGTGGTACATCTCGCCGGCCGGCTACGGCTCCTCGATGCTTCGCCTCATGGTGAGCACCGCGGGCAACAACGCGGCCGACGTGGCCGGCGGGGCTGGCCTCCAGTTCCTCGGCTTCCCGGTCGTGCTGTGCCACCCGCTTGAGTCGGGCCTGACGGGCACCACGGGCAAGATCGCCTGCCTGTTCGGTGACCTGTCGCAGGCCGCTACCTACGGCGTGCGTCGTGACATCAGCGTGAAGACGGATGCCAGCCGGTTCATCGAGTATGACCAGCTGCTCACCTTCGCCACGGCCCGCGTCGCGATGGTCGCTCACGACCTGGGCGACACCAGCAAGGCTGGCCCGCTCGTCGGACTCAAGTTCGCCTGACCAACAAACCCTTTGACCCTCTAGGAGACAGTGAACGTGAATCATCTCGAAGCCACCAAGACGGTTGTGGGTGACTCGGCGGCGGGCACGGCCGGCACGGCGACCATCACGATCGACACGCTCGGTTTTGCCTACGCCTCGGTTGACGTGGTCGTTGCGAAGTCGTCCACGGCGTCGCACACCGCGGCGTCGGTCCTGAACTCGCTGGCCCTCTACCAGGGCGACACGACGGCGGCCACGGCTTCCGTCTACACCGTGTCGGCTCCGGCCGCCAGCGTTGCGGTGACGAGCCAGGCGTCGGTCATCCGGTTCGACATCGACCTCCGCGGCAAGCAGCGGTACGTCAAGGTTGACGCCTCTGCGGTTGGCTCGCTCGCGACCAACATCGTGGCGCGGCTCGGCAAGGCCGAGGTTGGCCCCGATTCGGCCTCCGAGATGGGCGTGCTCGCGAAGTACAGCGGCTGATCTACTTGACAGCCTGAAGACACTGAATGGCGGGTGCGGCATAACGTCGCGCCCGCCATTCTCGTTTTGAGGCAAAACATGATCGTCAAGGTCGGCAGTACGGACGTAGACGTGCGGATCGAGTGCGTGATGTCTGGCCCTCGGTTCGGCCCGATTGCCAACATGTTCGGCTGGGCTCAAGCCCTCATGCCGCTCGGCATTCGCCCCACGCTTGGCCAAGGAGCTCTGTGGGGGCCTGTTTTGCAGCGTTGCCTTGAACAGTTCGTGGACTCGACCGAGTACATCCTCTGCACAGACATGGATTCGTTTTGGTGTCGGAAGGACGTTGAGGCCATCGTGTCATTGGCAATGGCATTCCAGTGCGACGCAATCGCGCCGATTCAGGTGAAACGTGAGGACGGTCGTCCCATGTTCACGCTGCCCGGCACGCTCGACAATCCGCCTGCAGGCGGCAAGACCGAACTAGATATGTCGTGGTTCGCGGAGCCCGTGCAGGAGGTGGACAGCGCCCACTTCGGCTGCACGCTCATCAGCACGAAAGCCCTCAAGCGAACGCCGAAACCGTGGTTTCAAGACCATCCGAACTCCGAGGGAAAGTTCGGTGACGGTCGCGTCGATGCTGACATCTGGTTCTGGAGGCAGTTCCGCCGCGGCGGCAACCGCGTCTACGTGACGCCTCGCGTGACGATCGGGCATGGCGAGTGGGTCAGCGTGTGGCCCGGCAAGGATCTCCGGTCGCCCGTTTTTCAGTACGTGGGTGACTACACCGAGAACGGAAAGCCCGCAACTGCATGGAATGTAGGTGAATCGTGAAAATAAGACTGTTGAAGAACTACTCGACGTACAGCGTCGGCACGCTGGTTGATTGCGAAGACACGACCGCCGTCCGTCTGATTCGTGACGGCATCGCGGAGCGTGACCAACAACTGGACCTGATCGAGACGGCAGCGGTCGAACCCGTCGCGGAACGGGCCGACGTGACACCACGAAGGACTACGCGACGTGCGGTATCGAAGCATCAAGACCCTGACGCATCCGAAGGTTGAGCCCGTCAGCCTAGCCGATGCAAAGGCACACTGCCGCGTCGATACCGACGCCGACAATGCGTATTTGCAAAGTCTCGTGACGGCTGCGCGTGAGTGGTGTGCCGCCTACTGTGACGAGACGTTCGTCCACACTCGGTACATGATGACCCTCGACTCGTTCCCCACGAACGAAGTCGAACTGCCCCGGCCGCCGATGGCAACGCATACGGCCTACACGGCGGTGACGGTGACGTACACGCTCGAGAACCAGACCACGGCGACTCTGGCGGCGAATCAGTACCGGGTTGACCGTGACAGCGTGCCCGGCGTCATCCGCACGCTCTACAACGGCTCATGGCCCTCGCACCTGATGGATTACAACGCCGTCACGGTGACGTGGTGGGGCGGCAAGGGCGAGGACGGCACGGACGTTGAGCAGCGGATTCGCAACGCCATCCTCTGGCTCGTTGGGTACTGGTACGAACGGCGAATGGCCGCCGATGGTATTTCGATGACAGAGATTCCGTTCGGCGTGAAAAGCCTCCTTGACTCTGCGAAGTGGGGGTCATACCTGTGAGCGTACTTGGCAAGTTCGCCATCGACGTGCAGTTTGCCGACTCGACCACGGCCACCGGCGTTCGGTCGGTGAAGACCGTCACGCTGCAGCACGCGACCGAATATGATTTTGGAAAAATCGCCATCGTGGCCGGCACCTGCGGCACAGCTGCGGTCAGCGTTGCCGTGGCTCCAACCACGTACAAGGATTCCGCTGGGTCTGCCGTGTCGTTTTCCAGCGTGAGCCGGGCGGCGTTTTCCGCAGACGCTGCGGGCCGCGTGAAGTGCGACGGCACCGGCGATTGGACGCTCTATTCTCGTGCCGGCCAGGTTGCCGTTTCGGAAGCGTTCGAGACGGCGTCGTTCTCGATCTCCACCACGGCGGGCACGTCGGCCTGGACCTTGGTGATGTATGGCGATTGATCCCGGCAAACTCCGTGAGCGAATCATCGTTCAGCAGGCGACCGAGACTCGGAACGCTCTGGGCGAGACTACGCAGACGTGGGGCACGTTCGCTGAACGCTGGGCCAGCGTTGACGGCATATCGGCCCGCGAGTTCCTGACGAGCGGACAGCAGCAAACGGAAATCACGCACCGGGTGCGGATGCGATACCTCGACGGGCTCAACTCGACCATGCGGGTTTCGTGGCGGGGCCGCATCCTCGAGATCGCGTCCTGCTTGGAGCACGCGAACCGCAGCGAACACGAACTGCTCTGCACCGAGAGGGTGGACTGAATGTCGGTCATTCAAATCACCATCGACCAGCAGGAACTGCGCAACATGGAGCAGGCGCTCGGGAGGCTATTTCAAGACAAGGCAAAACAGGCGACGGCGATAAAGGCGGCTCTCGAAAAGGCCGTAAAGCCGGCGCTTGAGAAACTCCGTGATGTAACGCCACAGGGACCGACCGGAAACCTCCGGCGGGCGGCGCGTTCAAAGGTCGTGAAGTACCCCAGAGACGGCGCAGCAGTCGGGCTCATTGGATACAACCGCGCCGGAAGTGAATCGTCTGCTAGTGCAGCCGGCGGAAGCGTCCGAGCCGGGCCAGACCGGGCGTTTCATCAGTGGTGGCTGGAGAACGGCACCGACGAGCGGCTTATCGACAAGATGACTGCCGTCAGGGCCTACAGCCGCAGCGGGTTTTCTCGCGGTTCATTTCAGCGTGGCGCTTACACGATGACACGCAAGGGCAAGACGTTTGCCGTGCGGGCACATCAGATTGGCGGTCACGCCGTTGCCGGGCACGCCGTCCAAAACTTCAAGGCGGCTGGGTACTACTACGCATCAAGTTTTCGCAAACTCGGACCCTTCAAGATTTCTAGCCAAGACGGAAAGACGGTGCAGACCAACCCGCCCTATCCACAAGCGTTTTTCAAGAAGTCGAGAGATCCGATCCGTATCCCGCCGATGCGTCCCGGTGGCCTCGGTGGTCGCCCTCCCGTCGAGACGGCGTTCCGCGAGTCGCAGCAGGCGATTGCGGAGATCCTCCAGCGTGAGCTACGCCTGACGCTGGAGCAGGCGATCAGCACCATCAGCCGCTCGTCACAGGGGACCATCACGCCATGACAAAGATTCCTGAGCAGTTGGTGATGGACCAGCTGGAAAACGACCCCGACGTTGCGGCCCTGCTGGGCGGCCGGATCTACCCGGTGATAGCTCCCGCCTCTGCGGCCCTGCCCTTTGCGACCTGGCGACGGTCAAACGTGACCCGCGAAATGACGCTGGGAGGCCCGCTAGGAATGCCTTCGGTTTCGCTGTCGGTCGATATCTATGCCGAGAGTTACGCGGCAGTAAGACAGATTGCCGACCGCGTGCGGGCGGTTCTGAACGGTTTCGCGGGCGGCGTGGGAAATTACATGCACGTGTCGATCGTGAGCCTGCAGAGCGAATCCGACGGGTTTGTGCAGTTGGCTGGCGGCGACCTACCGCCCGTGTATTCGGTCACGCAAACGTACAGCATCCTCTGGCAGTCTGAATAACAGGAGATCACCGTGTCTGATTTCGCAACGCCCCACGATACTGCGGTTGCCAGCTCGGGAACGAAGCTGTTCCTCGGCGCGAACCAGTACACCGTCACCAACATCGCCATCGCGTTCACGAACCCTGGCGCTGGCGCTGACGCGACCCTCGACATTGCCCACCTCGGTCAGACGACCGGCGAGCAGGCTGCGACGATGCAGCGTCCGCTGGTCGCAGCGGCAGAGGACGGTGGCAGCGGGCGTCAGTTCACGTTCGACTACATCGGGTCGGTGGTCATCAGCGACGCATCGACGGGCACGTATCGCATCAGCGTTGCGGGCAACACGGTCTTCCTGGGCGGAACCACCGCGTCCTACTACACCGTGGCAAGCTCGTCTCTCACGCTGGCGACCAACGACGCCATCCGCGGGCAGGCTGTTATCACGATTGCGCGTTGAGCCTGACGGGAGTCCGTCATGGCCGCTATTGTCACGTCAGGAATCACGGCCAGCTGGGGCGGAACCGCTCTCGGTGACATCACCGAGATCAAGTGGCTCGTGGGCGGCGGTCTGCCGCAAGGCCGTGGCGACACTGCTGGCACGGCGTACTGGTCCATGGACGCTGGGTCCATCGAGATAACGGCGTTTGGAACCGCGCTGAACAGCGTTAACCAGTGGGGACGCAAGTCCGTTCTAGCCGTTGGTGGAACGGCCGCTGTCGCCACGGCAACAGCGACGATCATCACCGTCAATCTGTCATGCAAGGCTATCTGCCAGACGCTTGACATCGGTGCCAAAGTGAACGACGTGTGGCGCCACAAAGGCACGTTCAAAATCGTATTGGAGTGATTCAATGGTAGAGCTGACGGCTGATGCAATTTTCGCGGCGAATGATCAGAACCTCGTGCCGGTTGAGGTCAAGGAGTGGGGCGGAACCGTCTACGTCCGCGTGATGTCCGTTGGCGAAATGGAGGCATACCAGCGGGAGTTCGCTGAGAAAAAGGAAAAAATGGAACTGTGGCGTCCGAAGTTGCTTGTCCGGTGCATCTGTGACAAGGACGGCAAGGCGTTGTTCACGCACGATCAGGTCGAAAAACTCGGCACGAAGTCGGTGAAGGTGATGAGCCGCCTGTTCGACCTGGCGATGAAGCACAACGCCGTCACGAACGAGGATGTCGAGGCACTCGCAAAAAACTAAACCTCCGCCCGACGCGACAGTTTCTGTTCCGTCTGGCGGGCCACTTAGGCATGACGGTAGGCGAAATAGAGCGGCGGATGTCGTGCCGTGAACTGGCAGAGTGGATGGCGTACACGCGGTACTTTGAGGCAATCCCAAACCACTGGCAGCAGACAGGATTGATCGTGTCGGCGATGCTCGCTCCGTATTCGGGCAAGGGGAAGGCACCGAGCCCGTCAGATTTCGTTCCAATTGAGAAGCCGCCGCAACATACGAATCAGATCATTGACGTTTTGCAGCAACTGAAGGCGAACCTCGAAGGTGGTTGACCGTGGCGAACGTCCTGTCACTCGCGATGCGGATTTCCGCCGACGCTTCGGGCTTCAAGCTCGATCCGGTACAGCGTGCGCTCGTCGCGCTGGGAACTGAAGCGGACAAGCTGACCGGCCAGTTTGAGAAGTTTGCCGGCGGGTCTGACGCCGCCGGCCGTGCCCAGCAGCAATTCGGCAGCCAACTGCAAGACCTCCAGAACTCCCTGCGGGACGGCGCCATTGGTGCTACCGAGTTTGCGATTCAGTTTGAGCGGCTTGCCGAGGCGGCGAACAAAGAGGCAGCGGCATTTCAGCGAGCGGCGCAGATCACGGAAGCGAACATCACTCCGCTACAGCGGTATGAGCGGACTGCGGCCGAACTGAAGGAGCAGCTTGACGCCGGCCGAATTTCCCAAGAGACGTACTCTCGAGCGATGGACAAGGCCAAGGTGTCGCTGAACGGCGTTGGCGATTCGGCGACGAAGGCTGACAAAACACTGGCGTCGCTCAATTCCAACGTCAGCCTGCTCACGAAGATCGAAATCGGCCGCGTCTTGATTGACGGCTTTCAAGCGTTGAGCGGAGTCTTCCAGCGAGTCACCGGACAGATCACGTCGCTTGTCAGTAACGTCAATTCGTCGCTCGACACGCTCAATGACTTCTCTGCCCGCACGGGCATCGGCGTCGAGGCTCTTCAAGGCTACTCGCTCGCCGCAAAATTGGCCGGCGTTGATACGGAGCAGTTTGGCGTGGCCGTGCAGCGGCTGGGCGTGAACATCGGCAAGGCAAATCCCGGCGACGGATTTGACAAGAATTTGAAGGCCATCGGGCTTTCGGTCGCTGAACTGCGGGCACTTGCGCCAGAGCAGCAATTTTCTGCCATCGGCGATGCCATTTCGCAACTCCCAACGGCTGCCGACCGTGCCGCTGCTGCCGTCGAAATCTTTGGCAAGCAGGGCGCCGCACTCGCCCCGCTGTTTCGCGAGGGGGCGTCCAGCATTGATGAACTTCGCCAAGAGGCAGACCGACTTGGTGCAATCGTCAGCGAGGTACAGATTGGAAACATCGCTGATATGAACGATGCGTTTGACAAGGTGTTCGCGACAGTGCAGGGCATTGTCGGCCAAGTCATCGGCAACCTCGCGCCGGCAGTCACCGACGTTGCGAACCAGTTCCTTGAATTTGTGAAGAACTTCAACAGCGACGAAGGTGGCACTGGCATTGCCAACGCGATCACGGACGTGCTGCTAAAGGGGGCAGAGTCGCTTGCTGGCGTTTTCGACTACGCCGTAGCGCAATTGAACGGGTTTTCCGTCCAGTTTGAGAACGTATCGTCAGCGCTGTCCACAGTTGGTGAGGTGTTCCGCGTCGCCAGCCAACTACTGATCGCTGGTGCAGAAGGCTTTCGGACCATCTTCAACCTGATTCAGATCGGGATCGACGCATTGCTGGTAGGGCTCGGAAAGGTGCTCGAAGGCATAGGCAGTTGGGTCAGCGATGACCTAGAGCAGTTTGGTGCAGGGCTTGCTGCAGCGGCGCAGGAGTCTGCTGACCGGAACGCACGGGAAATGGAGGCAGCAGCAACCAACGCCGCCAATGCTGTAGTTGGAATTTTCGATGCCGCTCCGCAGAGTGCGGCAGATTCCGGTCGCGGTTCGGCTCGCGCTTTCGTGCAGAACCTTTCTGAAGATGTTAAGAACGCCCGCCTGCCGGAAGTCAAGCTTGAGACGAATGCCGACAAACTTCGCGAACAGTTTGACACGCTCTTCAATGGTCTGGTTGACCAATCCGGCCAAGCCGCCACGGCAATGGGCGAGTTTGAGCAGGCAATGGCCGCTGCTCAGGCTGATGGCACGATCACGCGGGAAGAAGTCGAAAAGATTGAGCAGTTGCAAAACGCCGTAAATACGGCACTGGATAAGGAACGACAAAAGAGGCAGGAGTCTACAGAGGCGGCGAAGCAACAACTAGAGGCCGACCAAAAGCGGGTCGAAGCGTTGCTTAAACCGAGCGACGAAGTCAGCAAGCTAGAGCAGGATCTCGCCGCTGTCATCCGAGAACAGTCAAATGCTCAGGAGCAGCTGGCGGCTGCCAGGTCTTCTTCAAGTCGGGAGGAAGCTGATGCCGCTGCGGCGCGTCTCGCGCAGTTGGATCAGGTTCGGGCAAAGCTAGAAGACCTGCAACAGGCTGGCGACCAAGGCTTTGGAGAGGGCTTCGGTAAGGCGTTTGAGGCCACCGCAAAGTCTTTAGACGTTGTGATTGAGAAGGCCGCAGAATTCGGCGCCGAAGGCGCCAAGGCTGCCCAGCAGCTTCAAGATGGCGTCGCCCGTGCCCAGCAGCAAGTTCGCGACGGCATCTTGTCGAAGGCAGCCTTTGAGGCCGAGGTGGCAAATCAACGAAAGCTGGCAGATGAGCGTATCGCACAGCTGGAGCGGGAGCGGCAGGCTCAACAGCAAGCCCAGCAGGAAGCGTTCCAGCGTCAGGTGGACGCAAACACCCGCGTCAATGAATATCTCAAAACTCTCGTGACTGACCGCGCACGCCTAGAGGCCGAGGCGTTTGAGCAAACGAACAAACGGAAGATCGAGGCAGCACAGAACCTCAAGGCGATTGAAGACCAGATTGCGGTGCAACAGCGATCTGTTGCTGCCGCCCGCGAGGCTGGCGACCTCAAGGCCGCCAAAGCCCGCCAGGCTGAGTTGGGCGCACTCGAGAAGCTCAAGAGGGCCGAGCAGAACATCGTTGACGGCAAGGTGCAAGCCAACCAACAAATCAACGCTGGTGCCCTCGCGAGTGCCAACGCTCAGGCTGCCCAGCAGCAGCAGTTTGCGAACGCGGCCCAGAAGCAAGTCGGGCAACTGCAGCGGGCCGCGAACGATGCGATCGGCCTGACGAATGACGCATTTGCCAAGGCCGCCGAGCGGCAGCAAAAACTGTTCAACGACTTGAATACGCTCGGCTCTCGCACCGTTGAAACGGCCGACGCTCGAACCGCAGAGGGCGCAGCCATCGTGCTCGGCCTGGCGACGACGGCGCAAGATCCGCGACTGATTGAGCAGCGGCTCGGCAACAAAATCATGCGCGAGATTGCAGAGGGGCTGGCCTCAAACCTCAACAGGATCGGAATCCCCGCAACGCTGCTATGAGTTTTCTTAGCTTGAAAGAACTGCCCCGCAAGGCGGTGTTTGAAATCGGCCAGACTCGGCAACTGACGCGCGAATTTGTCGTCGTTCGCACGGACAACGCCATCGAGTCTCCCGTTAGTGAGTCCGCGGTGCTTGTGGCAACTGGCCTCAATCTTGGTCAGGAACACCCGACGTACACCGGCCAGAAGTACAAGCTGGCAAAACTCACGTACTCGGAGGCTCACGAGGGGTCGCCATACCACGGGAAAATCGTCGCCGACTACCGTGTTGTTCTCGACAGCGAGCTGCTGTCCCCAACGGCCCGAACCTACGAATGGACTTTCAACGCCGCACCAGGCGAGGTTCCGGCGCTCTTCTACTACGACGGCGCCGGCAACGGCACGAAATACCCCCTGACGAATTCGGCCTACGATTATTTTCCCGGCCTGGTGACGCAAGAGTCGGTCATCACGATATTGATCACGGCCAACTTCACCAACCTGCCTACTAGCTGGATTGTGGCTCAAAACTTCGTGAACGACGGCACGTTTCTCGGGTGCCCTGCTGGCTCGGTGCGAGTCGAGAAGGTCACTGTTGAGCCTGACCGCGAGGATGTCAACGGCGTCGTCACGGCGTTTTGGAGAGCGACCGCAGAACTGCGATATCGGCAGTCTGGGCACAGCTACCAACTGCCCGACATTGGGTTCAACTTCATTGACAGCGGGCAAAAGCGTCGCTGCATGGTGTTTGATTTTCAAAACTCGGAATGGATTCCGTCCCCGAATCCTGTCGGTCTAAACGGCAGCGGAGCGCAGACGGGTGGCGCGCCGACGATCTTGACGCGGCGAGTGAACCCAGAAACCAACTTCACCACGCTGTTCGGTGCCCCGCCGACTACACCGACGACCTGACATGCTCACGCAGTTTGACGACAATTCTGCTGCTCGCATTGGGCGTGTCGTTCGCACCGTTGAGGGGCAGTTCCCTCGTGCCCGCCCTCTGACGTTTGCCGCCGCTCTCGGCTTTGATTTCGGTTCGCCTCCTGACGGGCCAGCGTTCAAGCCGTTTCGCATTGGCTCATTCTCTGGCGCGTGGAACAAGGGCAACACGAAAACGGTTACGCTGCGAAACGATACGGCACGAACCAGCGTGGCGATCAATCTGTTCGCCAACGTTCCCGCTCCAACAGGCACGGCTCACTGCGCCATCGCTCGCGAGGGCACCGCCTGGTATCTGATCGCCGCGGAGTGCTGACGTGATCGAATCACTTGACCCGATTGCGCTGCCGCTCTGGCTCGTCGCGCTTTGTGCGGCCGCGATGTACCCGCTTGGAATCATGATTGGCTCTGATTGCAGTTCGTGCTGCTGCGCGAAATGCACGGGCTGCAACTGCTGCGGCGAAGAGTATGCGCGGCCGACCGGATTCTGCTGCGAGGGCGAGTGGAGATTGCCGGGAACTGGCAGTTGTTGCGGCGGTGAATTCCGCACAACAGAGGAGGAGGAGGGCGGCGAGTGCTGCGACGACAATTGGTACACCACGGGCAGCGGCACATGCTGTAAGGTGCCGACCGTCCAGCTTGCTTTCAGTTCCAATTTCGGTGGCGTGGAAACGTGCAACAGTCTTGCCAGCGGAAAGATAATCCTGACCGATGGCAAGACGGTAGCGGACGTGGTCCTGCGAAAAGGCGGCTCCGGCTACGCTCGCGTTGTCGATGATGAGGTTGAGGTGGCCACTGTGACCGTGACGACACTAGGCACAGACGATGGAACGCCTCCAACAATATCGGTCACGATTGACGACGATCCAGAGAGCGAGACGTTTGGCCAGATCACCGAGTTGACGATCGACAGCCCCGGCGGCGGTTACGACGAGTGGGTAACCCAGCTGCAAGACCACTATTTTCCAGACTCCGAGGAGGGCGAGTGCTGCGGCAACGACTGGCGCACGGGCGAGGGGACGTGTTGCAATAACGTATGGTATCCAGCCGACGAGGAGTGCCCGGCCGGGCAGGTCTTCATCGAGAAGAGCGCAACCTGCTGCGGTTGCATGGTAGACGAGATTTACGACCCGGTTACGGAGGAGATGGTTCCGACCCTTGAAAATTTAAACCTCGTGGATTGTCCAGCTTGCGACTTGGACTCGTTCCCGTACTCGCGGTTCGACGAATTCGGAACCGATCGCGGCCCAATAGGGCGGTGCTGCGGCAACGGCGGGGGATGTACCTACACGTTTGAGGCAGACTGCGAAGGCACGTGGGAGGAATTGTGCTGCCCAGACGAGCCGCAGTGCGAAGTCGCGTGCTGCCGCGAGGACGACGACGGCGTTGTTAGCTGTGATGTTGGCCCGAAGAACGAATGCGAAGCGCCAGACATCATTGACGCCGGCGCGGCGGACTGCGAAACAGCGTGCAAGGGCGCTTGTTGTGTTGATGGCGAGAGTGTCGGCACACTGTCACAAGAGGAGTGCGACGAGGCCGATGGCTGCTGGGCCGGCGTCGGCCAAGAGAGCTGCCGCGCGACGGACGAGTGTCGGCCTCCATTCACGACGGACTGCTGCGAATCGGTCGTCAGCGAAGCCTCGGGATTGACGTTCACGCAGCCGCGGCGAAAGCGGTGCGAGCCAACTGTCCGCCCGTGGCTCGTGACCGTCACCGGAACGACCGACTCCGAAATATTGATTCACGGCGTGCCGGTCGGGCAGACTGCCACGCCGACGAAACGCTGCCCGATCAGCGTCGCCTTTCTCGTCTGCTGGGATAAATTCAATGTTGAGCCGATGCCGTGCGACTCCGAGTTCCGGCGGCTCGACGTGTCCGTCTGCTGGACGCCAGCCGAGGAGGCCCCGGCATATCTGGAGGCCTTGAACTACTCCGGTTGCAACGACATCACGCTCTGGCTGGGCGACTGCTCGCGCTCCTGCGAGACAACGCTCACCTACGCCGGCCCCGGCGTGACTTCCACCGCGACGTTCCAGATTCGCGGCGACGCGACGATTGAGGCCAACGGCGGCGCACTGGTGCTGCCGGGATTCAACTACGCCGCTGCTTGCGACCTCACGCTGACGCTCACCGGCACCAGCACGGAAGACAACGCGGTCGCTGCAATGGCAAACCCTTCGTCAGGATTCAATAAGTCGCTCAAGAAAACCGGCAGCGGACGGTGGAAACTGACGGCCGCCAGCACGTTCACCGGCAAGACTGAAATCCTAGCCGGCACGCTGATCGTCACGGCGAACGCGCCGCTCGACGGCAACGGAGCCTTTGGCTACTCGTTGAACGGCGGCCTCGGTGGCGGCAGTTCTCCGGTTGTGGAGATGGCCGGCGGCACAACCCTCCTACTGGACAGCGGAGCGCAGGTCGGGCGGATCATCGACATTAGTGGCGGCAGCGGGCCGGCCACGCTCGGCGGTGCGAACACGAGCGGCACGACGCGGTTCCAGTCGGTGATGACATTCTTCGTGAATCAGGACGTGCTGATACAGGCCGCAAACGGCGGTACAGTGGAGTTCGCGAACGGCTGGCTTGGCGGCAGCGCTGGAAACGCCGGGCCGGTCGAAAGCGACTATACGTTCGGCAGCAGCGGGAACACCGGGGATGTCCTGCTATCCGGCAATCTATCGACCACCGGCTCGGCGCGGGTCGAGTACGGAACGCTGCGAGTAACCGGCAGCATCGCCGCTGACGCCGGCGTGACGATCGACGGCAGCGGCGCAGTGATGGACTACCGCGGAACGGTTGACCTAGCCTCGCCCGTCTCGCTGGTGCAGGGGACGCTCACGGGAGACGCGACGATCAACACAGTCGCAGCGACCGGCGGAACGATCAGCGTTGAAAGCGGCGACGAGATCGAGATTGACACCGAGTTTTCCGGCAGCGGCACACTGGCAAAGACCGGCGACGGCACGCTCCGCATCGCCTCAACGAATACGTTCTCCGGCACGCTCAACGTATCGGCCGGCACGGTGGTAACAGAGACGATCCCAACCAACCCCGGCGGGCTTGCCACGACTGCTACGTTCACCGACACGACGCTATCGGTGGCGTTCACGGCAGACCCGACATCAGGCAGCCAGTACGTCCTGCTTGCTGGGCCGACAACGCAGACCTACACGCCGGTGCTTACCGGGACGGCAAAGACCGGGACATACAACGCCGCAACCGCAACACTCACAATCACCTGACATGGGCTGCATCGAGCGAATACTCGTGGACGGGAAAATGGTCGAGCGGGACTGCCACAGCAAGGGCAGGCCGCAGGCCGATCAGCCAGAGGGCGGGCCGGGAACCGAGCTGAAAAGTCTCCTCAAAAACTTGCTTGGCATCGAAGCCAACCTCGGCTGCAGCTGCAACGCCATGAGCCGCAAGATGAACGGCATGGGGCCGGCCTGGTGCGAGGGACAGGGACTGCCGGAGATCCTCGCCGCTATGCGTGGCGAACACGCAAAACGTCGGCAGCATGGCAAGACGATACTGCCATGGTCAGACCTGGCGGCGAAGCTCCTGGTGCGCATGGCGTGCCGCAAGGCTCGAGCACGCACGTCTGCTTGACACACCCGCCAGACTGACGGGCGAAAGGGCTTCGCGTGTCAGAGGACCACCAATTCACGCTGAACGGCGACGAGCGGTGGCTCATCCGGTTCGCACCGCTGACCGGGTCTGCGTACGGCATCACCTACACGCAGAAGGCGAAGCGGCCTCGCATCGTTATCCACGACGGCCTTCGCGGCCGACATCGCCTCACAATCATTCTCCACGAGTTGCTGCACGCGATCTTTCCGCAGGCTGATGAGGGCGTGGTCGAGCAGGCCGGGAAGGATCTGGCAAAGGTGCTGCTGTCCCTCTACGACATCAAGCCGAAGGAGTGAGTCATGGCGGCCAAGCACGTGGCACTAGGCGATGAAATCGTGTCGGTGTTGCAGGCGAATCCGGCTGTGACGTGGTTCGCCCGATTGCCGCTTGAAGCGCAGGAAGAACTGCTGGCGGTTCGCTCGCGATTCCAATCTGGCGGCTACGCAGCCCGCCGGCATCAGGTTGCTACCGCACTGGTCAGTATTGCCGGGAAGCGTGGATGGAACCTCCCAACTGAGAGCACGGTGTCCAAATGGCTCAAGAAAAAATAGCCGACTCGATCGACACGCTTGCATCCGACGCGGAACTGTCGCGGCTGCGGTCTGAGGTGGCGCTATACCGAAAAAGGTATGACGCCGCACTCAAGGCGATTGACCGAGAACGTGAGCGTGCCGACGCACTCGTGAGTCTCAAGGGCATCGCCAGCAAGCCCATGACCAAAACTGTCAAGGGTCGGAAACGCACCAAGCACGCCGCCACGGCGGTGCTGATGCTGTCAGACGTGCACGCTGAAGAGCGCGTGCTGCCGGAGACGGTCAACGGCGAAAACGACTATTCGCTTGACGTATGTCAATTGAGGCTGGCGGAACTGCAGGAGCGGTTTCTGGACTGTCTCGAGCATGAGCGGCACCAGGCAGACGTTCGCCGCGTGCTCATATGGTTGGGCGGCGACTTCATTACGGGTCACATCCACCCCGACTGTATGGAGGTGGCGCAGTTGTCGCCGATGAACGCCACCCGCTGGATTGCCGAGCGGCTGCGTGGGCTGATCGACTCAATCGCCCAGCACGCTGACGAGGTGATCGTCTGCACCAACGCCGGCAACCACGGCCGCAGCACAGAGAAAAACCGCATTGCCACGGAACTAGATCACTCGTGGGAGCAGATGATGTATTTCACGCTCGCGCGTGAGGAGAGGAATAAAAACGTCCACTGGCAGATTGCGGCAGGGCACCTGGGCTATGTGGATCTCGACGGGTTCCTAGTGCGTACTACGCACGGCCACTCAATTCGTTTCGCCGGTGGCGTCTACGGCCTGGCCCTGCCGGCCAGCAAAGCCATCGCCAGGTGGGACGCAGGCCGCAAAGCGAACCTGACGATCTTCGGCCACTACCACAGTTGGGGCTGGCTCCGCGGGGCGCGATACGTTGCCAACGGAAGCGTGATTGGACACTCGCCCTACGCTGAACGAGTCGCGTCACCAGAGCGGCCGTGCCAAGGGATGGCGATCATCGACCACGGCCGCAACGAAGTGACGCGGGCCTATCCATTGTTTTGCGACCGCGACTTGAGAAAGGACACCAAATGACCGCAACGCTCGAGGATTCCAACGCCGCACTGAGGCACGCTGTCGAAACGCGGCTCGCCGGAAATGAGCAGCCGGCTGCGACGAATCAATACACGCTCGCGGACTTTGGAGCGATCGTCGACAAGCGACTCCCGCCAGTGCATCCAACGTCGCAGGCGTTCTTCGATCTCTGCGATTCGCTCAAGGCGATGCACAGACGCAAGAGCAGCGACTACGGTTGCCCGTCTGGCACCGACCCGCTCGCCAACATTCGCAACGGTGCGAAGTTCGTTGGCATCCCTTCGTGGAAAGCTGCGATGGTTCGGCTATCGGATAAGGTGACTCGATTGGCGACGTTCAATGCAACGGGCCGCCTTGAGAACGAGTCGCTCGAGGACAATTTGGCCGATCTGGCCAGTTACAGTTTGCTGGCACTTTTATTGCACCGGGAGGAGCATCAGTGAGCGCCCCGCTCATCCTCGCCGTTGGTGGCGTCTACCTAATCGTGTCCCTTGACCAATACCGGCAGGGGTCGCCGGGTATGGCTATCGCGTGGTTTGGCTACGCGCTGGCGAACGTCGGATTGGCAATGGTGGCAAAATGAGCGAACCGCTGACGGGCGACGACCTGGCCCACATGGAGCACCGCGCCCGCCGGTTCAGCGGTGCCTACACGGGCACGGCTGGCACGCTGGCAGCTGACGTGCTGAGACTGCTGACCGAGCGGCACCGCCTGCTTGCTGAGATCGCGGACCTGCGCAGCATGGCGTTTGACGAGCAGGGCGAGCCTGACGAAACGTGAGCCGGGCCTGGGGTGTGTGGTGCGAGTCTCCTTTCCTCGCGCCGCCCCCAGTGCCCGGCACGCTATTTCACGCTGATTGCCCGTGAGGCAATAACCGGGAAATGGGCTACCCGCCCCATGAGTTGCCAGCCTTGTGCGGGTGCTCCTCAAAGTCGCCGCACCAATCTGCGGTGGTGACAATAGGCCACTCCGGCGCGTAGTGGTCGTCAGGACTTCGGCGCGGGCCGAATCGCATTCGTGTCGGCTGAGGCGCGTACTTCCTGCACTCACCGTCTTTTCCGACGACGATCTCGCGAAAGAACCTGCACCGCTCGCACGTCTTGGACTCGTCGCTATCAAGGCCGTCGTCTTCTTCGTCTTCGCTCATTTCGTTACCTCCGGCGGCTCGGGCAGTGGCATCCAGTGAGACGCCGTGTAGCAGCCGAACTGCGTTTCAAACCAGCCGACATCTGCGTTGAACGTGGCTTGGCAAACGTCCGTCGAATCGCCAGCCATAAACTGCGACAAGTAGGCAAGGACTCGCTGTCGATCTTCCGGCAGCCGCTCGCCCACCGGAATCCACTGCGGCATCAACTCGCCCACCGCCGCAATCGCGTCGGCGCCGCCCTGGCGGATGCGACGGTCAAAGTCTTTCATGTGTCCCATCATTGCACCTGCCCGCGCAGAAGATTCGCAGTCGCCAACTTTGCCTGCATCAGCACGAAGTCTCCAACGCTCGGTTCTTCCAGCATCTCGCTGGCAAAGCTCACGCCGGTCGCCACTCGCCGCCCGTCTGGAAGGTGTGAGTACACGTCGAATCGCACCTGCCCTTCCCTGACGGTAGTGGTGCCATCTTCGTTTGCCTGCGTGCTCTGTCGCATCACGACGTAACGGCGGTCGTCTTCGGCCAGCCATTCGGCTAAAGTCTGCTGTAATTCCATTTGCTGTCTCCTTTCGCGGTGAGTCTACGCCGCCGGCCTATCGCCGCCATGCGGCCCGTCCAAGTCCAGCGGCGGCAGGAAGTCCAGTGCCGACTGCTGCCCTGTGATGTTCGGGTCTAGGTAATGGTCTTTCGTGGTCTTTGGGTTGGCGTGCCCCAGGTGGTCTGTGGCATCGCCGCCGCCGGCTTTGACGTAGCTGCCGCTGGCCTTGCGGATCGCGTGGAATCCTCGAGGTGTGACGCCAGCCGCAACGCAAATCGCCTTCATGCGGCAGTAGATGCTGCGTTCCACGCGGAAATCGAGCCACGGCCACACGTGTTCGTCTGGCTTTCCCTGACGTGCGCGAAGCCGCGCCGCTAGCGTAGGCGAAATCGACCTAGTGATTGTGTCCGTGCCACCCTTGCGGGTCTGCCCTAGAAACGTGAGCGTGCAGCGGTCCAAATCAACCTCTGCCCAGCGGATGCCGAGCAGCCCGCCGATCCGCTCTCCTGTGTACCAAGCGGCCTCCAGCAGCTGCGGCCAGAACGCCGCCGCAGGAACCCCGCCAATGGTCCCAAAACGGGTGCGAGCCACGCGGACCATCGCTGATACCTCTGCCACGCTGTAGCCCCTGGGCGGCTTCCTAGGCACCTTGATGCGCGGCAAGTCAGGGAACTGCATGTCTGGAGCCATTCGCTTGCGGGCGGCGAAGTTCCAGAGGCTGGAAAGGTGCGCCTTGTCTTTCTGGACCGTGGCCGCAGACGCCAGCCTCCCGGCGTGCGGAGTGGTTGACCGCCAGCGCAGAAACCGTGAGATCGTCAAATCATCAAAATCGGACAGTTCCGGTTCCCGTCCAAGGAAGTCACGCAGACGGTCGATCGACTGCGAAAACAGCACGACGCTCCGTGGCGACAGGTTCCGCAGCACGGCATAACGATCCACAAGCAATTCCCGCAGTTTCATGGCACACCTCCAGTGACGTTTTGCCACCACTATACAGGTGTACAAAACGCCAATGCCCATGCCCTCCGCTCTGCGTTCTGTACACCACCACCATACGCCCGGCGCTGGCCGGCAGGCAAATGTGGTGCGGATGCCGGTGGTTTGACTAACTAACGCTGGCATGTAGCATGAAGGCATGGTTTGCATGAGCCCGCAGAAAATCGACGGCGGCGAATATCTCACGGTTGCCGAGGCAACCGAGGTGATGGGCTGCACAGAAGGCTGGATTCGCCATCTGCTTGGTGAAGGCAAACTGCCCGGCGCACGTCGCATTGGGCAGCGTGTGTGGCTGATTCCAGCCCAGGCGGCTAAGGCGGCCCGAGACGGCTTGACCACCCGATCGGTCGGCAAGAAGCACCTTGCCAAGCGTCCGCTGGCCAAGCGGCGGAAGCCCGGCCGAAAGAAGTAGCGTTTTCCCGGCTGAAAACGCCCCTAAAAAAATTCCGTTCATGTACTTGACGCCCAACTGACGATACCCTACACTACACCCATGCGAGCGAATGAGACTCGCGGGACACGAACCGGAGACGAAACGATGAATCTGAACTGGAGCAATGGGTCGGCAAATGTCGCTTGGAGCCCGATGGATCCTACCTGCAACACGGTCAACATCGTTAAGGAAACCGAAAGGGCGGTTCAGCTTCAGACCGGCCGGCACGTCGCTTGGTTCCCAAAGGCTGCTTTCAAGTCTGACAAGTACGGCACCGCATACGAGATTCAAAACTGGTTCAAAGCCAAGATGACCGGATACCAAATGAAAGCCGTTGGATTCGCTTCCTGACCAACCACCCCGCCCGCCGGCGGGCAACACGACCGCGAGCACAAGGGAACGAACGAGATGCACTGCTACTACCCAGAGATGAACGAGAAGGCTCCCGCTGACACGCAGATCGAGGCTTCGCTCGGCCACTACGGCGAGCACTACTACCTGCGGACGCCGCTTGCCTTGAAAGGGCAGGGCATCACGCACACGAAGACGCTCACGGCGAACGACTTCCCCGGCGGACTTCGGGCCGGCTGGCACTGCTACCGAGTCACGACAAAAGCCATGAGCAGGCTTGAGGCAAAGTATGTCGTGGCTATGGCAATGAACCTCTGACCGCACACGGTGGGGCCACCCGGCCTGCCGACAGCTGCGAAACGGGTGGCACTTTTTCACACCATCACCAAAGGGAGCCTCCGATGAACACTGAAGCCACAAACGACTACGGACGCCAGTGCAGCTACGCGGTCGGGCTGCTCGAGTCGATGACCATTAAGATTCGTGGCGACTACGAAGACGTTGCCAGCGGCCGAAGGCAATTCACCTGGGGGCACGCAGAGCAGATGAAGGACATCTGCCGCCAGCTATCGGAAATTGAAGATCGCCTTTGGAGCAAAGGCGAATACGCTCCCGAAAACGTCGCAAGGGTTGGAAAATGAAACGCCACTACAACGCCGCGATTACCGCTCTGACGCTGGTGCGTCTTGGCCAAGAGCTTGGCACGGACTCCCAGGCGGCTCGCGCAGTCCACGATCTGCTGGAACTGCTGTGCGGGATCGCCAGCGCTCTTGCACGTTAGCCCAACTGACGCTACACCATAGCCCAACTGACGCTACCAACTGTGCGAAACGTCACGCAAAACACAGAGCGAAACGCCCGCCGAATGGTTTTTTGTACAGCATCGCTTGAAAGCTAGATGGACGTTCGTACATTACCCGCACGACCCGCCACAAACGAGTGAGGAACCCGCTACAAAAGTTTTCCGCAACGTCAAAAAACACTGAAAAACAAGTGCCAAACGGCACAGGAATTGCACCCCCCCCCCCAATTTTTATCCTCCCGGCC